TTCTTCTAAACTTTTCATACCTTTAATGGCTAAAATAGCTTCAAGAATGACATCTTTTTCGTTCATGCCCTCAACCTCTCCACCTTCTTTAAAAGGTAAAGGCCGATCAATACGTGGACCGCGAAACCTTTCTTGTGCCGTGCCATAATCAATGTACGGATCTTCTAAGTCTGGTTGAGGTTTAAATATATAGTCAAAGTAATTTTTTTCTTTGCTTGTGTCTAAAGGATCACCAGAAAAGTCTACTACTTTTTGCGGTGGATTCGGCATTGGAGCTTCGAAGTCATCATCGTCAGATTTACGTGGTTCAGGTTGATTCTGGGCGCTGCTTGCCATTGATCCTACTGTAGCTGCTGTCATAAGACCGGGTTGAATAAGCCCTCTTGCGGTCTTCGCACCAAGAATTCCTGACATGGGGGCTGTAATCCCTTTAGCGGCTTCTTGAAACGCGTTGGGAGACATCATAGCTTGTGAGCTTGCTGTACCCTCAAGCCCTTTTATACCACCACCGACACCGCCAAGTAATCTACCACTAAGACCCGCAAGAAGTCCTGTTTTTATACCTTTACCAACATCACCTGTTTCTAGAAACGATCCAAGACCTGCGCCAATGCCTGATAACGCAAATGTAGGTAAAGCGCCCAATCCTATAGAGGGCGCTAAAGCTGGAAGTCCTAAACTAAATAGAAGTGGGAGCATGTTTACCTCAATATTTGTTGTAGTGTAACACTAAACCTTTTATCTATCAATCATCTATAAGCTCAAAATGAGGTCCATCAATAAAGGGACGCCTTCCTTGAGATCGTCTTAGGTCAATATAAGCATTCATAGCCTCTTCCATAGTGCCTTCCCACTTACGAATATCCATAGGATATGGCATTTCTGGTGTACCCCATGATGCGCCCCAACATATAGGCACGTTAAGGTTAGTAGCGGCTTCTTTTATTGCGTCAGCTAAATCATCGTACAAATTCAACTCCCAACTTGCCCGTCCGTTTATATATGCCATAATGTCAAAAGCCTTACCTTCGAGGTGTTTGCTTTTCATTGTTTGTGATGCGCCTTTGGCTACCAATTCTTCTTGCTGTTTTATGGTTCTCATACCCTGCACCACTCCGAAATCGGTTTTTGTGAGCGTGATCGCCATTTTCACAACAGCCTGTAGACCATCATCAATACCCTCTAGCCTGTCGAGGCTGCGTCTACTTAATTTAAAACTCATAACTTTCTCCTATATAAGCTATCTCGCGTCTGAATTTATAGGGCGTCTTGTAAGATACTCTAATGTGTTTTCCACGGTTTTAACCCTAGCTTGCAGCTTAACAATCGCCATCATGTGTTGTGCCATACCACCGACATCTTCATGGATTTGATCTACATCTTCCCATATATCGTTATCTGCGTCTTCCATATCGTCGTAAAACTCGGCAAGTATATCGATCAGCTCTTCGATGTTTTCTCTGTTTTGCTCGACATCTCTCATCAAATTAGTCCTGTCAGTAGCATTATTCTCAACAGTTAGGACGTTTACTGTATCTTCAAGATTAGCTATTGTACTAGCTTGCTGTGCAGTCCACCAAATAAAACCGCCGATCTGGGCTATTACAACCCCAACCACAGCGATACTTACTTTTGGCAGCTTATCAGACATCTTTCTTTCTTTTTGCTAAGAGGTCTTCAAGGTTCCTGACTTTAGTGCCGCCATCATATGACCAAGCGTAACCTTCATTAACCATTACTTCGTTAATAGACATTTCGTCTTTTTCTGTTTTGTACAACCAACCAAGCATACGACCAAATTTACCGTCTTTCTCAGTTTTTACAGTAAGCTTTGATGCTTCCATAAGGTGCATCTCTAAGAACTCTGTGGCTTGATAGCCCATTTCTTTTTCTTTTATGTTTTTAGTTCGGGTTTCAGGTGTATCTATACCTGCAAGTCTAACACGCTCTTTCTTGGTAAGATCGAATCCAAGATCTATGCTTATATCTATTGTGTCACCATCAACAATCCTGTCTATGGATTTTACAAAATAAGTATACATTATGACTTACCTCCGACATACCCGCCAACAACACCAATAATACCTGTTAAACTCATCTGAAGCAGGGCAATTATGTCAGGATGTAGCTCGCCACCATGCTCGTTAGCCATTTTAAACTCATCATAGATTATAAGACCAAGTATGGACATAAGACCTAAAACCAAAACCAGCATCGTTATGTCTTTCATGTATGGCATTACTTCTTACCCATAAATTGTTTGCCGCCTCTTATTCCTATAGCGGCGCTGCATACAGCGAAAACGAGCCAAGTGTACCACTCTGGTAGCTCATCCAAACGAGCAAAGCCGTTTTTTACAACATCTTCTAGCCCCGGAATAAAGCACAAGATAACTGGAATTAGCACAATCACAGTTACAAATTCGTCCTTGAGAGAGTTCTTTGTACTCTCTGCCATGATCCTCTCCCAGTCTGCGGTAGAGGTTTCTTTTGACATTAGTATTGCTGCTTTGCTCTCAGCCTCGACAAGTTTTAGTTTTGCGTTCGCAGTGGCTTTGTCAGCTTTACCTTGTAGATAATTACCTGCAAGGTTCGCTATTGGTCCTATTAGCTGCCCTATCATACAGATCTCCCAAAGTTAGCTAGCTGCATGATACCACCCATGTTCATGTTCATTGGAGGATTATATCTTGAAGCATCCATAAGATAGTCGGTGCTAGTATACGTTGACGGGGCAGGGGGAGAATAGTTACTGCCAAGAAACTCTCTAGCCTGTTGATCGGTCATAAACTTTCTAAGATTATCATACGTAAACCGTTGATTAACATCCATCTGAGGTTGCGCTCTCTGCATAGTGTTAGGCTTACCGCCACCGAACAAAGCCCCTAACGGACCTCCACCAGTAATGTAATTAGCTATACCGCTCGTACCTATGTTTGTACCCCTTGGCCCTAAATCTCGTTCTTTTGCGTATGACCCTCGTGGACGTGCGCCAGAAAAGTTAGAAATAGCTCCAATACCGCCTACTGCACGATTATATGCAGGGCGATCTTCTGCCTTATATGCTTCAGATTCGGCTTCGGATATGTAGCCATCATTATTCTCATCCAGAAGAGCTGTATCCCGCATGAAAAAACGTGAGCCACTTCGACCCGGACCGCCACCGTCAAACATGTCACGAATGCCAGTAAAAGTTAAACCTCCTTGTGCAACGTTTCTTCGTGCCTTAGCGCTGCCAGCAAAAGGGTTAGGCTGTCCTAACATCTTAAAATGCTTTTCTAAAGGATCTTCAAACTTAGGTCTTGGCTTCGGTCTTGGAATACTTTTTATACCAGCGCTTGGAGCGGTTCGGGCTGGTGTAATATCCTCAAAATAACTAGCCATTGTTCATACCTCCACGATCAGTTTGGGCTTCTTTGTTCATCCAGATCCCAAAACACCCCGTTAATGCGCCCATACACACACTTACCAGCCCAGCCTGTCCATTTGAGGGGTCAGGTAGAGACATGTACCAGTGTACAGACTGATAAGTAAGTATAGTAACTACAAGCATCATCAGTCTAGGAAATATCTTGTAATCGTCTATAATAGTATGCGCCATCTTAATCTCCTATGTAGATACTGCCGCACGAGTATCGCATCTTAACCAGTTTGAACCGTCACCAAAAGCAACTACAGGACTGCCTCCAGCACCATTAGAAACGTATATTAACGTGCCTGTCTCTACAGTTGGAAGGCTTGCTACAGTGTATGTGGGTAGCGGTATACCAGCCGTATTACTAGCTGCCGTAGCCGATTTTATTCTAAGTATTGTATTGCTTTCGTATACAGTACCCGCTTCATCCCCAGATTGGGAGGACGTAGGTATCTCGATTAATATCGGTTTGGCTATAGCAGGGTTTGTTATTTGAGCTGCGAACGTAGAGAACGCACGAGTTACTTCTGCAAGATACTGTTGAGAATACTCTGCAGGGGGTACAGGAAAGTATGGTACTGGTGCAATAGTCATCGTCTTCCGTCCTGTCTTATATCAATTCGTGGTATGCCAAGTCTCCATAAAACGTCTGCATTTGTAGACTGTATCTTAAAAGTAAAGCTACGGCCTCGTAAACGTGTCTGATACTGATTTGTGTACTGATCTACAGGGGTGTTAGAAGTTTTCGTAACAACATCTGTATTCGTTTGTTGTGCGGTTTGCCCCGGTGCATTTTTCGCACTAAAGATAAAATCTACTGTAGTATTGTTTACATTTGTTTCTCTAAAGTTCAGATCGGGCAGCACACGACTAATAAAGCTAAAATTATTCCCATCAGATACGCCCATATCGCCCGACTCTATAAATGCAGTCATCGCTGCGCCATCAGCCTTTGCCCCTGTTTCATGGTTAAACAGATAATTATCAGCCCCTGCGCCTATCGGTAACGAGAATATACCTCGATCAAGCCAAGCTGTTCTGTCTAGGCTACCTACATACCATATGTCATCTTGATAGTTATATATCACATATTTATCATTTTCGTTTGAACTTGCAGATGGGTAAAACCACCATATCTCGCCAAATGATATGTTCGATCCTGCAAATACTTTGTCGCTTTGAGAAGTGTTAAAGTCATCAAATATATGATCTCTAACCGTGCAGGGAATACGCTGCACAGCACCAGAGTATGAATAGAACTCAGCGGAACCCATCCAATAGACTACATCGTTTACAGCAACCGCTGCGTTAGGACTTGCTATTGTTATGTTAGCCGAAACAAGGTTTATCCCAAAAGTAAAAGGCGGTCCTATAAACTGCATTGTATATATAGACGTATCAGTAAACACTGCTATCTGCTGACGTGTTTCTACTGCTTGTATAATCTCTGACCCAGAGTCGATACGTATATCACCTGCGGTGTTAGTGTCAGTGGGAAACCAAGATATTGGGTCTTCTTGACTAGCAAAACGTATAAGCATAGGGTCTTGAGTTCCGTTTCCTTGCGTATCGGAAGATCCGCCTAACCCGTCAGCTCCAAAAGCTATAATATGCCTGTCCCTATCAGACATCAAAACTTGTTTTGCTTTTTGCGGAACTGAACGAGGGGTACCTGATAACGTTGAAAGTTCTACCGCTCTTGTAGACACCCCATTTGTTTTGTCCCAATAATATATATTACCGTTTCTTGCGTTAAAAATAAGGTCTTCCCCAAAGTTATCGTGAGACCAAGTTCGAAGGTTAGCTGCAGGATCTACGACACCTGTCGCAATGCCCTCACCAAAACCGTTAAAATTATCTTCTGAATCTGCGTTACCTGTCGCAAGACGAACTACAGAGCCGTCAGCATGAGAAGAAGCGGTTGTCCCTTTGTGTCCTCTTGTGCAACCCGTTAAATCATTCGAGCTTATACCACCTACGAGAACCAACTCAGTGCCTCCAATTAGCACGATGTCAGTAGCTACAATACCCGTTGTGGAAGCAACCGTAATTGTAGTATCGCCTGCGGTTAAAGTACCGCCTTCATTTACTGTGGTTTGTAGTGCCGCATTGTTTGTACCACCCATAAGACCTGCGCCCCAACCTGTGCCATCAACTGATAAAGCAAGACCTGCCCCAGCTTGATAAGTCCCGACAACACTTGAGCCACCGTTTCCGGTATCGCTACCATTTGCATTTACAAGAGTTGGGTTTAATCCTCCTGTTTCTGTTATGCTTTGGATAGTGCTAACCGTTCTGGCCTGTATTGTGTAAGTATTACCGTCTGTAACAGATACAACCTGATACTCCTGATTTAAGATATCGGCTGTGATAGCGCCTCCAAGAGAAGCTGCTCCAGAAAAAGTAACGAAATCGTTTACCACACAACCATGAGCTATGTCTGTTACGGTTAGGGTTGAAGATCCATTCACTGCAACAAAGGTTACGTCTCCAGCACCTGTAACTAAACGAATTGGGGTTATGTCGTTGTACTCATCACCCGCTTTTATATAGTATTTTTGATCTGTCCCTACACCAAGGAACTTTGTCCCGTCTAAAGCAACCCATGCATGTAGCCCACGAGTTAAGCCTGCAAAAGCATTACCTGAGTTTTTTTCCCACCCATTAAGCTTTTCAGGATAGCCGAAACGAAATCTAATTTTGTCGCAATCAACCCAACCATTTTCTTCGGAATACGGGGTTATTTCTTTGTTTATACCCGGTTTAAACCGAAGATCCGTCATAGTCATTAGATTGTTCCAGCAGTTATTATATTACCTGTAACGGTCAGATTACCAGATGCATCTAACTTCATCCGGTCTGCGCTCCCATATTTAAATAGTAAATTACCAGATCCATCCACATCAATCTGCCAGTTTGTAGAGTAACTAGTAAGGTTAATAGCTTCTCCAACAGACACGTTATTAACTGCAGTGATTGTACCTGCGCTGAAATCCCCACTACCGTCTCTTGCAACTATGGCGTTTGCAGTATTTGCATTAGTAGCTGTAGTGGCAGAGTTAGATACCTTTGAACTTGTGGATATAGTAGCTAATTTTGTGTCGGCTATTGCCGCAGAAGCATTTATATCGGCATTTAGTATAGAACCAGCGGTTATAGCGGCAGATAAAGCAACGGCCCCTGTACCGTCGAAAGAAACGGCGGCGGCGGTTACGTCCCCAGTAATGGAAAAGTCTCGTGCGGTAGCTAATCTTGCTGCAGTTTCGGACTGTAAAGTAGCTGTCAAATCCTTTACTTGAGCGCCTGAACCAGCACCATCGGCAAGTACAATCGCGCCATCAGAAGCTAAAATATTTACGTTGCCACCAGATCCTTGCGTAATAGTAACTGTCTGGTTTGTGCTGTTCAAAAACATATACATTCGCGCATGGTCGTTTTGCTCCAAAGTGACTGTACATGTCCCGCCGGGGGTGCCTGTAAACTCTATCGCTTTGAAATGCCCATCTTCTGGTGCGGAGGGCGTGGTGGTTTGCGTCAAGGTATATGACGTGCCAGTTAAAGCAATCTGTTTAAATCCGTTAGCCGCACGTTCAAGTATTTGAAGGTTTGTGTTAGTGCTAGTACCCCATGTACCAGCCTCGTCACCAGTAGCAATAAGTTTGACACCATTTATATCTGTGTATGTAGCCATATGAAACCCGCCAAAAGTTCAGTTGTGTATAGTATACGTTTAAAAGGCATTTTAAGCAACCTCTGTCCACACTGGAGTTTGAGAAGGGACAACAGGTGTCCAGAGAGGATTCTGATCTGGCACAACAGCGCTAAATACAGTAGGTTCGCCCAAATGTAACTGTAATATAACCCCAGTAGGCGCTATTCCAAGTTTTAATGTTGCGTCTTGAGCATCTGCGGAAAACTGACCAACATCTAATATTTCTGTTATTGCTTCAGTAACGTCTTGCCCAGTGAGTGTGAATGTACCCGCGTCTGCGGCCATCTTAATATTTGCAAAAAGAGCGGCGTCTTGTCCAGTAAGTGTGAATGTACCCACATCGCCTTGCACTCTTCGTACAAGAGCAAGCGCAATAGCTTGACCAGTAAGAGTGAAACTTCCATGATCGGCTGTTAAATTTAACGCTGCTTTTAAATCCAGATCTTGCCCTGTAAGTGCAAATGAGCCGTTCTCTAGGTTTGCAGATTTTTTGAAAGCAATGTCTTGTCCTGTTAAGGTAAACGATCCGTTGTCTAAAACCTCTGTGAAACCGAAACTCAGAGATTGTCCTGTGAGACTAAAACTTCCATGATCCGCTGTTAAGTTTAACGCTTTTTTAAGCGTTACATCTTGCCCAGTAAGAGATACCGCAAAAGCGCCTATAATTTCCGATAAAGAAAGGAAGGCGTCTTGTCCTGTGGTAGTAAAGCTACCTTGATTTAGAATAGCACTTACTTCTACACCAAAATCGAGAGACTGTCCGGTAAGCGCAAAGGTGGCTACATCAGGAACTAGTCCTTTACCAGCAATAAGACCTGCATCTTGCCCAGTAAGCGTGAAACTTCCATTGTTTGCAGGGATTGTAAAATCAAAAGTTGCTGCTTGCCCTGTAGCCGCAAAGCTACCGTGATCCAAAGATACAACAATTATTTCACCGAATGATGACGCGAGGGGTGCGCCCGTTATTGGACCTGAACCTAACATGCTATGTGTATAACATCCTTTTTAGTTTACGTCACCATCATATCTGCTAGTCCACATAGTCAAACTATATTTTCTACCCCCACGCAGTTCATCGACATAATGTCCATGTGTTACCATGCTAGGAAACAAGATACATTTGCCAATGGCAACGTCTTTATTCGAAAACTCCTGACGAGGGAATATCAATTCTGCACCTGCATAGTTATCGTTAAGTTTAACACTACCTGTAAATAAGGAAGCATCTGTATGTAACCCTAGTTCTGTCTGGGTTTCTATAGAATATTGCATAGTAAAAGCATCTCGTAAACCTATGTAAGCTTCTGGATGCCAATGTTTTTCGCATATACTGCCTAATTTTTCATGCCACAGTCGATCGTATTCATGCCATAAACCAATCTGCTTCAGGCGTATTTCTTGTGCAGGAAACTTATCGCCATCCATATTGGACCAGCTTCCATGCTCAGAAGACTTTTCTATAAGATATTCACACTGTTTCTCTGAAAGAAAATCAGTACAAAGGATGTCTGGCGCTATCTCTTCGTAATCTAAAGTAAGATAATAAGGACTTACTACTTCAGCTTCTGGGATCAACCTAAACTTTTCTGCCATCGTAATAAAAAAAGACTTTGCATCATTCCCACCGTTACCGTGATAAATGCACCCACAACAACCCGTTTTATCATTCCAAAGTTGACCCATTACAACTTTAACATCTGGGTCATGGTTTTGAAAAATGTAAGCTTCCGTATCTAGCTTTACTACCCACGGCGTTTTATTGTTTAAATACCTGTTTTGACAATAAAGTTGATCGTCGTTATTTGATGAACCATCTTGCGACTGAGATATAAAGTCATGCAGGGCTTTTGCTTTTCCAATGTAAAGGCCACTATTTAAGTAACGATACGGAGTTTCTGTGTCAGGCCATAGGGAAGCATTTTCAGGTAGAGGCCAACACTCACTCTCTGCGCCAAAAACGATATCGGCTTCCATCTGACCAAAACGTTCTAATATTGCTTGTGGGCTATCCGCTAGAAAAGTGTCGTAACCGTCCATAAATAAAACAATATCTTCTTCTTTTACTGTAGCTAAGTACTCGTTAATAAGTTGTATCTTCGGCATACCGCCTAAATTGTTCATGGGGTCTCGCCACGGATGATTATCACCAAGGTTGATTATCTCAACGTTTTGTTTTTTAGCAGACTGTTCTAAAGCCCACATTTTTTCTGGCTCGGTTGCCACTGTTACAATATGAAAATCAATCACTTTCTCTTCCCCCTCTATGGTAGATGATCTATCAGATCTAGGTATTTGTTTTACTATTTCTGGTGTATAAAAAAGGTTTTCTTTGTCTTTTAATTTTAAAGGAACCCACTCATCTACTGGTATGATAGCATTGGAAAACCCGTCTATCAACATTCTAGCAGTTTGAGGGGTTATGGCATATGCGTGACAGTTGTACCAATAGCCCATGTTATTAAGTCTATAACCTAGCCAAACACTGTCTTTTTCTTTTAAAACCTCATCTATTTCAGAGACATTTATCGAAGAAAACACCGCATCTTCTTCAAGAATTATACCGTTCATATTAGAACTTACAATTCTTTCCCAAACTCTTAAATGACTAACCGCGCATCCAAACTCTCCAATAAGCATCTTTCTTTTGTGTATCGGATCTAGCCAGTTTTCATCTCGTTTGCACCCAGACAACTTTGAAGCTTCTTCAAAGGAAAGCTCCCTTGCGTCAAAAGCATCTCCGTGTAAGGAGATTTGGTAAACTAAGACCACCTTGGACCGTGAAACCACGCAACAAGTGAGCGCCTTATGCCA